CTGTAACTACAGCATTTGCTACATCAGTATTAGTGGGTCCAACCCCAGGGATTCTATCAACAGCCATTATGCAATCTCCACTCCGCTAATGTGATAAGTAATTGTTGTAGCAGATGCTTGTCCTGCAATAACCTGTGTTGCTGCAAGAACCTGCTTTAGGTCAATAGTGGTAATGCTGTTAGCAGCAACAGATACTGTTGTAGCCATAGATATACCAGCAAGTGACAATGTAAAAGTACCAGCAGAGCCAGCAGTGTTAGCAATAACAATGTTTGTTACTATTGCAGTTGTTGCTGACGGCACCGTATACAGCGTAGCCGAGGATGTTGCAAAGGCTCCACGAGCCAGTGCTTTAGATGTTGTAGCCATTAGTTACTACCTTTCTTAATATGCACCCATAATTACCATAATTATGTCTGCGTTACTTGTTGTATCAATAACACCCCACGAAGGAGTTGTTCCGTTTGTTGTCAAGTACTTGCCTGAGTTGCCAGTTTGTGCTGGAAGTCCTGCATAGTACTCGCTGAATGTAATATCAGTAGTTCCAATAACAATCGGACTTACTGTTGTTGAGTTGATAAATGACTTGTTAGCATTTACTGTACCGCCAGAGCAGAATAACTCATCACCATTTTTTACTTCACCTGATGGGTTGTTATCATTGTCAGTTGCACGAGTAAGTACCCAGTTAGTTGAACCATCGCCAACGGTTGTAAGTGTGTAAATACCATTTTGAGTTTGTGTTGTCTGGTTCTTTACAAGGACACGAGCGTTGATAGCAGGGCTTACACCATCTATGCTAAATGCTGCTTGTGTGCCAGAGTTTGTAAGTGTTGCACCTACACCAGAAGTTCCATTGTTATAGGTAGCAGTTAGGTTTGCTGTTGTAGCAGCAACTACAGACTCGTGGTAGTTAATCTGAACAACCACCCCATCAACATACTGCTTGGTAGCAAGACCAAGGTTTGCAGTTGGGTCTGCGCTGGCTAGTCCACCAGAAAGAGTTAAACCAGTGATTGTTGTGTAGGTAGTACCTGAGTCAATAGTTGTGCTACCAAGAGTAGGTGCTGAATAGACGCTAGTTGTAGCAATCTGAACCCAAGCGCTTCCTGACCACACATACATATTGTTAAGGCTTGAGTTCCAATAGATAGCACCAACAAGAAGTGGGTTGCCATCATTGTCTACAGAAGGAGGAGATGACTTGCTACCAAGATAGCGGTCATCAAAATCATCATAAGTTGTAGCAGCACTTGTTGCACTGGTTGCTGCACTTGCTGCAGAAGTAGATGCTGCTGTGGCATAACCTTGTGATGCTGTTGCTGAGTTATTTGCAGATGTTGCGGAAGTTGCAGCAAGTTGTGCATTGTACTTAGCAGAGTATTCTCCGCCAGCAACTGGTCCACTGGTTAAAGTAGCCCAGTCATTTGCTAAGGATGCTGAAGCAGCCGAACTTGTAGCACTTGTCGCTGCTGCGGTTGCACTATTAGCAGCACTGGTTGCTGAGGTTGCAGCATTTGTTTCTGAGGCAGCAGCCGAGGTTGCGCTAGTAGCAGCAGCAGATGCAGAAGCAGCAGCCGCGCTTGTTGAAGCAGCAGCGCTCGCAGCGCTTGTGGCAGCAGAGTTAGCAGATGTTAAAGCATTAGCCTCACTTGTTGCAGCAGCAGCAGCGTAACCTGCAATAGTAGCGACAGATGCAGCAGCAGTAGTAGCACTGGCAGCAGCAGAAGTTGCAGAGGTTGCAGCAGATGTGGCTGAGGTGGCTGCGGCAGTTGCACTCGCTGCAGCGCTTGTAGCACTGGTAGCGGCTGCAGTTGCTGAGTTAGAGGCAGAAGTAGCCGATGTAGCCGCAGCCGCAGCGCTTGCTGCAGCAGCAGAAGTAGAGGCAGCAGCACTTGCTGCGCTTGTAGCAGCAGCCGTTGCACTGGCTGCAGCACTTGTCGCAGATGTGGCAGCAGCAGAGGCTGAGTTGGCAGCCGATGTAGCGTATGAAGCAATAGTTGCGACCGAGGCGGCAGCAGCAGTAGCGCTGGCTGCTGCAGATGATGCTGAGGTTGCAGCACTGGCTGCACTTGTGGCTGCAGCAGCAACCTGCGCATCGGCAAAGTCTTTGCGTACCGCATCAGAAGCATCGGTTGGTGTAGCAAGATTTGTAATCTTATATCCACCAGCATTAAGAGCAGAACCAAGAGTAGCGCTTGAATAAGTGCCACCGCTTACTGTTGCAGTAGAAGTAAAGGTTCCACTGATTGTTGCACCAGCAATGGTCGGGGTATTAATGGTTGGGCTTGCAAAAGTACCACCATTAAATGTTGCGCTGCTTGCAGTAAATGCACCAGTTACAGTACCGCTTGAGTAAACCTTGTTAGTAAGAGTCTGAGCCTTAGTTGTACCAACGATTGCACCATCACCAGCAGCAATACCATGAACATGGGTTTGGTTTGCTGCATCAAGGATTGCCTGGTCAATGTCATAACCACGGGCTGCAATATGGTTCTCTGACTCACGGAATTCACGAGCAGATACACCGTGGCGAACCACTGCACCAGCAGAGTGGGCTACAGCCTGAGTATTGTCAGCACCACGAGTTACCGTAAGGGTTGTGCTGCTACCAGAGGTAACAGTTAAAACTTCTTCCTTAGAGGTATCTGGGTCAACAATCAGAGTATATGGAAACGATGTTGGGAAGCCGCTAATGGAAGCGACAATGAAGGATGTATTACTTGCACCTTGTGACTGTGCTGCAATGGATGATTGGAGCGAGGTTTCTACTGCGGTTGAGGAGTAGTACCGCGCTGGTGAGCCTGGGTCGCCTGCTGCCATTTTTTACCTATCTCTGATAGTGCGAACGGATTGGATTTTGTCGGCGTTGGTTATTCGCCACTTCATTTAAACGCTGTTGATAAATGTTGTACAAGAATCTGGACGCGTTCTGACCAGAACCAGTTGGTCGCACGCCATCTAGGATGTCTGCTGCTGCAGACTGAGGACCAAGGCGTGAAGGGTCCAAAAATGAAACCATACGGAAGGCTGCGCCATAGATGACTACATCCTCTGAGTATGAAGGAAAGCCTGTAACTGTTTCGTACTCTTGGTTATCGCTAGTGAGAAGCGTTGGGCGCTTGCTATAGGAAACATGTACGGTTTGTCCAGGCACAATCTCTGAATAAATAGATAGGCTCTTTGTGGTTGCAAAGGCATCTGAGTCTGCAGTTCTATCTAACTGCCATGCACGAGCAGGAAACCACTCTTTGGATGGACCGATTGTAGAGTAGGTAACTGACAGAACATTCTGCACTGCTGCAGGAATCTGATATGAATACTGCGCTGCAACATAATCAAAGTCATAGGTACCTGTAGCAAAGATGCTTGGGTACATAGAATCAATAGTGTTGTTGATAGCGTTCTTAATCTCTTGGCGTGGGAACAGTGGACCCATGACAACCTTAGCGTTCTGGGCATGGGTAGCAGGTGTAGTACCACGCTGTCCTCTACCCCAAGGGGCTAGGGTTAATGTGTTAGCCACATTGTCTGTAGCATGGACGAAGATAATTTCGTCATCAATCTGTACATAACCACGACCAATGACAGAGGCATCGTGTACTTCAATGGTTGTTGCTGTGCTTGTAGCAGCAGTATCTAGCCATGTTGATGGCTCTGTATTCTCTGTATAGGCATGCAGTACAGCCTCAACGCGGTCTGCTAGTTGGGCAAATGTACTCATAGGTTAATGCTCCTTAGCGCATCTACGGCTGACAACCCAGAGGTTCCAGCAATTTCATTACATACAGCGTTTAAACCCAAGAAGTCATCTGGCTGGCGAGAGGCACTTACTATGTAATTCAGGGCAGCAATAAGTCCTTTGCCAGTAGTTCCAGCCCATGCGTTTGCAGCGCCTTGTGGGGCTTTGTAAGCCGTATAAACGGGATATGTACCGCCATTGGCTAGACGGTTAAGTTCACCCGTAAGGGTACTTCCTGCTACTCCTGTTGCCATTACTTGCCTTTCTTCTTCTTGCGAGCCACTGCAGCGTTATCTACTAGGTTCGGATACTTCCGACCCGCAGCCTTTGCACGAGCCTTGGCTGCAGCCTTCTGTGCAGAAGTAAGTTTTGTAGATGTACGCTTTGGATTCTTCGTGTCCCAAAATGCTTTCCTTTTCACCATTTCACCTTGTTCGCCCAATACGCCGCACTCATCTTGCCTTTGGCAATGTTCTTTGCATGGCGTGCTTTAAATGATGCTTGGCGTTTCGTAGGTTGTCTATCACCTGTAACGCCCTGCTGACCAAAACGAATGGTCTTAACTTGACTGCCTTCCTTGGCAACCACAACATGTGATTTAGTTGGATGGCTTGGCGTGCGCTTTGGTTTGTTAAAACCAGCAACGCCAGCCCGCGCTAGGCGCGGGTCGCGCTTACTTCTTTTTTCCGCCACGCTTTGCAGCCTTCTTCTTTGCCATTCCTGCTTCGCTCATAGCGATAGCAACGGCTTGCTTCTT